AGTTCAATACAAAGACGGTGTATTAACTGTTTCTGGTCAAGTAGAAGACAAAGAAAAAGACTACATTGAAAAAGGTTTAGCAGCTAGAAAATTTTTTAAACAATTTGCATTACATCAAGATGTAATTGTTAATGAAGCTGAGATGGAAGATGGTGTATTAACAGTGAAGTTAGGTGTTAATGAACCAGAAGAAATCAAACCAATTGATATAACTATTAAATAATTATATCCAATCTTTAAGTTCTTCGCCCATAATTTCTGTGGCGATGTTAACTTTCTTACGAAGGGATTGTACGATTTTATCATCTACAGTCCCTTCAGCAATAATATCAATATAAGTCATAGGTTTTTCCTGACCAATACGATCAATCCTTGCTTCAGACTGTTGACGTTTTTCTAAATCATATCCATTAGAATAATAAATCATTGTACTAGCACCTGTTAAAGTAATTCCATAACCACCTGTTTGTGGTGTGCCAACAATAAATCTAACTGGAGAATTAGGGTCCTGTATTTTTTTAATTGCTAATTGTCTATCTTCAGTAGATGTGTCACCATAATAAGTAACAACAGAATTTTCTCCATATTGTTTTATAATAGATTCAACAATTTTTTCTATGTCGTATCTATAGTGAGCCCAGATAACTGCTTTACCCTCTACTTCTTCTAGTACATCCATTAATTCATTTAAACGATTTGATTTAACATCTTGTACATCGCCATCGTCAGATTTAAAGTGACCACAAGTAATTTGATGTAATCTCATTAATTGAGTTATGACAGCTGCTGTTGAAACCATTTTACCATTTAAGAATGCAATGGCTTTTTCTTTCATAGTTTTGTAAAGTCTTTTTTGTTCATCAGTTAATTGAACAATACGTTTCATATAAGTTTTTTTAGGTAAATCTAAACAATCATCTTTTAATACACGATAAGAAAATGGTTTTACCTTTTCAGATAGTTCAGGAAGATTTCTATAACCAACAACTAATTGAATCATACGACCTGATACATTAACTTGTTTAGTAATCGCGTATCTTGTTTTAAAAGTATAAAAAGATTCGTGACCTAATAAGAATGGACTTAAAAAATAACATTGAGAAAATAAATCTAATGGTGATTTAGTTACAGGTGAACCAGTAAGTATTCTTTTAAATTTACATTTAAGACCTAGTTCAATAATAGCTCTAGTTCTTTTAGCCATTGGATTTTTTATAGTAGTTGATTCATCTATTCCTATAATTGTTTTATGACAAGATAAAAACTTTTTAGCAAAGTCTACACCTTTTTTAGTAGAGAATGCTTCAACATTCATAATTAAAATATGTAATTCTGCACCAGTACTAAACAAAGGTTTTAAATCTTTTGCATTAGGATCTGTTTTCCAAAGACCCATTTTTTTCTCTACATAATCAGGTAAATGATTTGGTATTTCAGAATCAAACCAGTTTTTATATACACCTTTAGGTGCTATAATTAATGCACCATTAATCTTGCCTGCATTGTAAAGCATAGCAATATTGTCAATAAGGACCTTAGATTTACCTGTACCCATTTCCATAAAATATGCAAAAACTTCTTTATTCCAAGACATTTCTAATGCTTTAGATTGATGAGCAAAAGGTTTGCTTTTAAATTTATAATTCATAATATATAATTCTTTCTATTGAAAACATATAAAGACTATTATATAAGATGTCAAGAAGGAAATATTATTAATGCAATTTACAAGCCAAACTAAAATTGGCAACAGCAATACTGTTTACGTTATACAAGACATACCTGGTACAAAAATAGGTGCGCCTAAAATAAATATAATCGGTGCGACCCAATATGGACAGTTAAAAGTTTTACTTCCTGAAAATTCACAAATTATTTTAAGTCCTGCATATGTTATTTCAACTTTAAAAACAAAATTAAAAGATTATAAATCAAATGATTATTTACTACTTACAGGCGATCCTGCAATTATTGGTGTTGCGTGTTCAATAGTTTCTGATATAACAAATGGAAAATATAAATTATTAAAATGGGACAAACAAGAAAGAAGATATTATCCAGTTGAAATTGATTTGTATAATAAGACTTGACAATGAAAAAATAAAAACTTATATAGAAAGGATAGAAAGTTATGACAATAGATTTTGAAAACGATAGAATGCAATCAGTGGAGCAAATAGATTCCGCTAAAAGATTATCTGATAAGGTAATTGAATTAAAAGATTTAGAAGACGAAATTGCAAATGCAGAAGAGTCTATAAAAAAATTAAAAGAAAAAGCAAATCTTTTATCAATGGTAGAAATTCCTGCTATGATGGATGAAATGCAAATTACAAAATTAAAGCTTAAAGATGGCGAGGCAGTAGAAGTCAAAAAAATCTACGGCGCCACTATTCCTAAAGAAAAACAGGAAGAGGCTTTTGAATGGCTTCGTAACAACGGTCTAGGTGATATTATTAAAAATGATATTACCGTTACCTTTGGTCGTGGCGAAGATAACAAGGCGGCATCATATGTCGACCTTGCACGAGGCAGCGGGTTTGAACCTATCCAGAAAATTGGAGTAAACCCAATGACACTCAAAGCACTGGTCAGGGAACGACTTGAATCTGGACAAGACGTTCCTGCCGACCTATTTAAACCGTTTGCAGGTAACCAAACAAAAATAACAAGAAGATAAGGAGAAACGAGAAAATGGAAACGAGTAACGAGAAACAAATAGTAACAAAAAAGGCAACAGGCCTACCATCAGCTTCATTATTTGAAGCAGATGCACACTTAGGTTTTGAGAATGTGAAGACAGAATCACTGGCTCCACCAATCTTAAAACTATTACAAAACGGTTCAGCGGAAGCACAAAAACGTAATCAAAATTATGTTGAAGGTGCAGAACCTGGAATGTTTTTAAATACTGTTACGAAACAGTTATACAATGGTGACAAAGGAATAAATGTAATTCCTTGTTATTATAAATTGGAATACCAAGAATGGTCCGATTATGGAACAGGTTCAGGTAGACCAGAAATGATTTATCCTGATACTTCAGACATTTTAGATAAAACAACTAAAGGTCCTGATGGTAAAGATAGATTACAAAACGGAAACTACATATTAACTGTAGGTCAACATTTTGTAATTATATTAGGAGATAAGGGTTCAGAAACTGCTATGATATCTATGAGTTCATCTCAAGGTAAAATTAGTAGAAAATGGAATTCTATGATGAAATCAATAGTGTTGGATGGTAAAAATGGTCCATACACTCCACCTTCATTCAGTCATATTTATAAATTATCTTCTGTATTAAATACAGGTAAAGGTAATCAATGGTATGGTTGGAATGTTGCAAAAGTAGGTTTAGTAGAAGATGCGGCTATGTATGAAAGAGCCAAAAAATTCTATAGCTCTTTTGCAAACAGATAACTTTCATTTGTTTGTCCTAACAAGAGATGAAAATGCAGGCGATCGAAAGATCGCCTGTACGGCTAAAATGAAAGATAGATATGATAGAAATAAAAAAATTTAAAAATATATTTGAAGGATCATACAATGCATATGGTCAAACTAGAAAAACAGAAGAATATGATGAAAGAGGTAAACACAAAACCAAATCAGTCATAACTAAACAACCTGTAACAGATCAAATGTGGGCAGATCATTTATTAGGATCTGATCCTGCATTAGGAATAATTCCAATCAATGAAGATAGTAAATGTAAATGGGCTTGTATAGACATAGATGTTTACAATTTAAATCACAAAGAATTAATAGATAAAATTAAATTAAATAAATTACCTTTAGTAGTATTTAGATCAAAGTCTGGAGGAGCACACGTATTTTTATTTACAAAAGAATTTACACCTGCAGCATTGTTTAGAAATAAATTAAAAGACATTGCAGCGATGTTAGGTTATGCGCGATCAGAAATATTTCCAAAACAAAATCATATTAATAAAGACAGAGGAGATGTAGGTAGTTTCTTAAACTTACCTTATCACAATGTAAATCAAACATTGCGTTATGCTTTTAAAGAAGATGGCAGTGCAATGAGTATAGATGAATTTTTTAATTATTATGATCAAATAGTTTTAACAGAAGAAGAATTGGTAGAACTAAAAATTAAAGAAGATAAACCTGAAGATAATGATTTATTAAAAGGTGCTCCACCTTGTTTAAGAATGTTAGCACAAGAGGGAATACCAAATGGACAAAGAAATAATGCGATGTATAATTTTGGTGTGTACGTTAAAAAAAGATTTCCTGATAATTGGGATACTAAAATATTTAATTATAATGATAAGTATTGCCAACCACCTTTAGATAAAAAAGAAGTAGACATATTAATTAAATCAATAACTGGAAAAGAATATCAATACAAATGTAAAGATGAACCTATTGCATCTTTTTGTAATTCTAAAAAATGTATTAAACAAGAATTTGGTGTAGGTGATGATTTTTCTCCTGGACTAGAAATAAAAGAAATACAAAAATATACATCTAATCCACCTATATATTATGTAACGGTTGGTGAAGGTATGGTTGAAGTAAGTGGTGCTGACTTACACGAACCAGATAAGTTTTCTTTAAAATGTTTAGAACAAATTAATCAATCAATGTTACCTGTTGCAAAATTAATATGGAGAAAACAAATTAATAAATTATTACAGGAGTCTATACCTATAGAAGCACCAGAAGTATTAAAGACTGATAATCAATTAAAAGAATTATTAGTTGAATTTGTTTCAAGAGCAAATGGTAAAAAGAAAGAAGACATTAAAAGAGGCATACCATTTACAGAAAATGGAGTTAGTTATTTTAAATTTAAATCTTTCTGGAATTTTTTACAAAGAAGTAAATCTTGGAACATTAAATACGAAGCAACAATGAGAATGTTAGAAACATTGTTTGGTGCAAAGGAAGATATATCAAACTTAGAGGGTAAAAATACAAGACATCTGATAATCAAACAATTGGAAATAGATAAACCAATTGTTAGAAAGGATAAAATTAAAGATGTCCCATTCAATTAGAACCATTATACCAGGTCCACCTGGAACAGGAAAAACTTTTACCTTAACAAAATATTTAGAAAAAGAATTAAAAGAATATAAAACTGATCCAAAAAAGATAGCTTACATATCATTTAGTAATGCTGCAGCAAATGAAGCGCAAAGAAGAATTACTGATAATCTATTTCACATAGGCACAATGCATTCATTAGGAAGTAATGCATTAGGAATTAATACACAAACACAATTATTAAAAGGAAGTAAATGGAATAACTTTAAAAATTATTCTCAAGTATGTAGAGATTTATCATTTGAATCTAGAACAAATGAATTTGGTTATGTTGAATATACAAACCCACATATGAAAATTATTGAGTATGCTAGGTCACGTCAAATAGATATTGAAGAGGCGGCAATACAATTAGATTTACATCAAACGGTTGAAATTAGTTTAACTGAATTAATAGCATCACATCTACAAACATATAAAGAACATACAGGAATGGTTGAGTATTATGATATGATTGCACAATTTATTGAAAAGAAAGTTTGTCCTGAATTAGATGTAGTATTTTTAGATGAAGCACAAGATCTAAGTCCTTTGCAATGGAAGATGTTTTTTTACATTGAAAGTATTTGTAAACGCTCATACATCGCAGGTGATGATGATCAAACCATTTACACATTTCAAGGAGCAGATCCTGGTATCTTTATTAATTTAAAAGGTACAATGGACCCACAAGTACAGTCAAGGAGAGTTCCTAGAAAAATACATAAGTTAGCTGAATCTATATTTCCATATATGTCTGAACGTTTAACTAAAGAGTGGAAAGCTAGAGATGCAGAAGGAAATATTTATGAGGATATGGCATTAGAAGATTTAAATCTATCTAAGGGTAAATGGATGATATTGGCTAGAACTAATAAAATGTTAGATCAAATTAAAGAATATTTATATAGTTTAAATTTAAGATTTGAAGCTAAGACTCAAGACATATTGCCTAGTGAAATGGTAAATGCATATAGAGTTTGGGATAGATTAAATAAAGGTGCAAGGGTAAATAAACAAGACGTAAAAGATTTATGGCAATATTTAAAAACTGAACTGCACGTGGCAAGAGGTTTTAAAAATGAAAAGAAACTAGATTCTATTATATCGGTTGATATGGAAGAACTTAGAGAACAATACGGGTTGCGAGCGACGGGGAGCTGGGAGCATTTAAATTTTCCAGAAGAAAGTAAAACATATATAAAAAATTTATTAGAATCAGGTGATGATCTTATGAAAGAACCAAGAATAAAAATTTCTACAATACATAGCGTTAAAGGAGAAGAAGCAGATAATGTTGCTTTATATACAGATCTAGAAAGAGTCATATATGAATCAGCTTTAAAGAATCCTGATCCAGAACACAGAACATTTTTTGTAGGAATAACCAGAGCAAAAGAAAACTTATATCTGATGCAGTCAACATCAGATTATCAATACAACATAGGAGGACCAATAGTATGACAACAAAAGATATGTTTGAAAAAGCATTTCCGCAAGACAAACAAATAGGCGGGAGTCATTATAAAACTTTTCACATTCAACCGTATGAATTTATATCTAAAAACAATCTCAGCTTCTTCCAGGGGAACGTTGTGAAGTATGTTTGCAGATACCAAAATAAAAATGGAATAGAGGATTTAGAAAAGATAATTCACTATTGTGAACTAGAGATAAAAAAGATAAAAGATATGAAAAGGAAGAAATGAGAGCAGCAATAATGGATTTATTATTTATAACAGCGTGCACAGCTGCATATTTTTTAGCATTTGAAAAATTTATTTGGAGCATATTATGATATTTGAACCACAACGAGAATGGAATTGTCCTGAAGAATTTCCAGATTTAAGTAATGCAAAACATATTGCAATTGACTTAGAAACTAAAGATACTGAATTAAGATCTAGAGGATCAGGAGCAATACAAGGAAGAGGTGAGATAGTTGGTATTGCTGTAGCTGTAGAAGGTTGGAAAGGTTATTATCCAATAGCACACGAAGGTGGTGGTAACATAGATAAAAGAACAGTTTTAGAATGGTTTAAAAAAGTTTGTGCAACTGATGCAGTAAAAATATTTCATAATGCAATGTACGATGTGTGTTGGATTAAATCGTATGGAATACAAATCAATGGACACATTATTGATACAATGGTTATGGCATCTTTAATTGATGAGAATAGATTATCTTATACATTAAACAGTATTGCATTTGAGTATTTAAGAGAAGTTAAAGATGAAAAAGCTTTAAAAGAAGCTGCAGAATCTTTTGGTATAGATGCTAAAAAAGAAATGTATAAACTTCCTGCAATGTTTGTAGGTAACTATGCAGAAAAAGATGCTCAATTAACTTTAGAATTATTTAAAACTTTATCTAGGGAAATATCAAAACAAAACTTAATAGAAATATTTAATTTAGAAACACAATTATTTCCTTGTTTAATTGATATGAAATTTAAGGGCGTGAGGGTAGATGTTGAAAAAGCTCATCGATTAAAAAAAGAATTAAGCACAGAAGAAGAAAGATTAATCCAAGAAGTAAAAAAAGAAACAGGAATAGAACCTCAGTTATGGGCTGCCAGAAGTATTGCACAAGTTTTTGATAAAATTGGTTTACCTTATGAAAGAACTGAGAAATCAAATGCGCCATCATTTACTAAAAATTTTCTTGCAAGTCATCAAAACCCTATCATTAAAAACATAGTTAGAGCAAGAGAATTGAATAAAGCACATACTACGTTTATTGATACAATATTAAAACACGAATATAAAGGTAGAATACACGCTGATATTAATCCAATTAGATCAGATCAAGGTGGAACTGTAACAGGTAGATTTAGTTATGCTAATCCAAATTTACAGCAAATACCAGCTAGAAATAAAGATTTAGGGCCAATGATTAGATCATTATTTTTGCCTGAAATCAACCATAAATGGGGTTGTTTTGACTATTCACAACAAGAACCTAGATTAGTTGTGCATTATGCAGCATCAACTGAACCTATTTGTTTTGATGATTCTGTTAAAAATATAGTAGAAAAATTTAAAGATAATTCAGTAGACTTCCATCAAACAGTTGCTGATCTTGCAAATATAAAAAGAAAAGATGCAAAAACAATTAACTTAGGTTTGTTTTACGGAATGGGTAAAGCAAAATTACAAGCGGAGTTAGGTTTAAATACTAAACAAGAAGCAGAAAATTTATTTAATCAATATCACGACAGTGTACCTTTTGTTAGAGATTTAATGACTTATACTTCTAATCAAGCACAAACAGGATCAATAGGGACTTTGTTAGGTCGTAGATGTAGATTTAATAAATGGGAACCAAATACTTTTGGTATGCATACACCTATGGATTTTGAAGAAGCAGAAAGAACTTATGGTAGAGGAAGAATTAGAAGAGCATTTACATACAAAGCATTAAATAAATTAATACAAGGATCAGCAGCAGATATGACTAAGAAAGCAATGTTAGATTTATATAATGAAGGAATAATACCACATATACAAATTCACGATGAATTAGATATATCAATTCAATCAGATGATCAGGCTAAAAAAACAATTGAGATTATGGAAAATGCTGTTACACTAAAGGTCCCTAATAAAGTTGATTATGAATCAGGAAATACGTGGGGAGATATTAATGGATAACAATGGCTTATTTAAATGCGAACACACCACCAATATATTGTCAAATTCGTCGTGAGTATTTGTACGACCTTAAAAAACATCACGGAGAAGTGCAAGACGCTATTATCTTTGGGCTTTCGGCCATCACAGGTCGTGCTATTCTTTTTCACGCAATTATGGAAAATGGTGCGGTCTTCTATCGTTTACCGATATCTGCGTTTATACAGAAGGGTTTTGACCCAAAGAAAGTTCCTATACGTAGACTGGACGAGTTGGAGTTATGGAATTGTTTCAGTTATTATCCTGCTGTTACTGCTTGGGACATCTTAGAAGCACAATCAGGCAAATACATAGGCAAAGATAAAAAATGGCACCACGGTAAATATTTATTTACTGTTGACTTTGCACATCCTGAGAGTAATATACTTGACACTGATCATTCAGAAATTCCGCACGAACACAAGTGCGCACACATAATGGCCCTAGATGATGGCAATTATGCAGCTCAACCAAACAATCGAATAATATGGAACATACCTTCTTTTACAATAAAGAATGATGTACCAGATTGGAAGGTTCAAACATCTGAATGGAACGTTGAAGACACAAGTAAATGGAGAACCGAAGATACGGATAACTTCTTTTACGAAATTGAGGAAAAAAAAGATGGCTAAAGCATATTGTAAAAATTGTGACCATAAATGTCATTGTAAAGGGTCTGGATATTTTTCAGATACTTCTAACTGCGGATGTGGTTGTTATTATTGCAATTGCAAAGGTGAGCCATTGTTATTAACGGAGGAAAATATGGGCTGGTTTAAAAAACAGTGGCAAAAATTCATTGATTGGATTTTTAAAGGATTTTATAAATAATTTAAAAATAAAATGGAAACGGAAACAGGCTTTAACGCGGGCTTATTCCAGGAGTATGACTATACTTGCGAAGATGCTGAGTGTGAATGGAAACAGATAACTGAGTATTGGAGAATGTAGTGGAAACTCTAGGTTTAGCTATTGTAATCATAGGTGTTTTGGTATATTTGGCGTTAAATGAAATTAATTAAAAAAATTATTTGTAAAATATTTGGCATCAAACAATGCCAGTGTCCTGATGAAGACTAACTTATTAGTACATAAACATTTAATTGTGCGCGCCGAATCCAAACGTCCTCCAAAGGACGAAGAACATATTGTAGATTGGATGAGAGATTTTGTAGAAAGTATTGAAATGAAAATATTAATGGGACCATTTGCTAAGTACCTAGACATTCCAGGTAATAGAGGATTAACAGTTGCAGCGATAATTGAAACATCACATATCGTAATGCATACTTGGGATGAATTAAATCCTGCAATGATACAATTAGATGTGTATTCTTGCGGTGAATTTGATGAACACGATATTTGTAAAAAGATTGCAAAAGACTTTGAATTGACTAAGATAGAATACAAATACTTAAATCGTGAGACTGGACTTATGGACATCTCGGGTGGTATATTAAACTATAAAAAATGAAACTTACAGCTAATATCAGTTTAGACGAGCTGATAAAGTCACAAGTTGCCGAACGTAAAGGCATAAACAACAATCCATCACCAATGCAAATAGAAAATTTAAAAGCATTGGCCGTGAATATTTTACAGCCGATCCGTAGTCATTTCGACAGGCCACTTATTATTTCTTCGGGATTTCGTTGTGCAGAATTGTGTATTGAAATAGGATCAAAAATTACTAGCGAACATTGCGCAGACAATAAATCAGCAGCAGCTGACTTTGAAATTCCAGGAATAGATAATAAAGTATTAGCACAATGGATAAAAGATAACCTTATTTGGAATCAATTAATTCTTGAGTTCTACAAAGAGGGAGAACCATCATCAGGGTGGGTCCACTGTTCTTATTCATCAGACTTAAATAAAAAAGAAAGTCTCATTGCATATAGGGAAGATAATAAGGTAAAGTATAAACCGTGGTAAAAACAATTAAATTAGGACACATAGATACAGTTAACGGCATTTGCCCAGAATGCGAAGAAGATACAATTTTAGTTGCAATCGTGACTGATTTTTATAGATGCACAAATTGTGGTTATGACGTTAAACAATATGTTAATGGTTCAATTAAGTATTTAAAATTAGAAGATCAAGACGTAGAATGGCTAAGAAAAAATCATCCATAGGTTCAATAACTTTCATCAAAGAATTTCCAAGAAAACGTCCAGGTAGACACGCTAAATCATTTAATAAAAGATTACCAAAAAGAAAGAAAGCAAGAGGACAAGGATGAAATCATTAGTAGTCATAGTAGTATTGTTAGCTGGTCCTAATAATTTAGAAAAAAATTATTATCCTGTTGATACGGAAGATAGTTGTGCTGTGGTTGGTGAAAGAATTATTGAGCAAATTGCAAAATATAAAGATAATATTGGTGAACCACAAGGTTGGTATACTTTAGATAATAAACTAGTTATTGGTCACTATTGTAATGTTAAATAGATTCTAATTCTTTACAAGAAAAGTTTACTAACATTCTATTTTTATCAACATATTCTTTTCCAAATTCTCTAAGACCACTTAAACTTTGTATAAAACCTGCAGTTGCACAATCATAATATGAGTTATATGTACCCATTTTGATCGGATCTGTGCATTGTTGCATAAGAATAGAACAGATTTGTATAGTTAATAAAAATTTCATTTTAGCCTTGACTGTTTAGTGATAAAGTCCTATATATAGGATATTAAAATATAACAATTAATAATGAAAGGATACATATAATGACTGACTTTAGCAAGTACAAAAACATCACGGTCGATAAAGACACGTATGCAACAATTACAAGGATGCAGACTAAATTAGCAGACAATGTCAAATTAAGTCGCAGTCAAGTAATTAAAACATTAGTACAAGAGAAAGCGAAAAAGTTAAATGGCAAGCTTAAAAACTAATGCAGGTAGACCAAAATTATTTTCTATTGATGTTGAAGTAGAACAATCACCAGAAGAAAAACTTTGGAAAGCCGTTCTGTATCAAGGAGTGTTTGAAGCATTATCGTTTAG